TCTCACCGAGAATGGTGACGAGAATCATGCCCGGAATGGCGTCCATCGCGGCGGAGAGCATCGTCGTTGCCGCCGCAGCAGCCTTCTCGCCTACCGACAGGGCGACGGACGCGGCGCTTGCCGCCCCCTTCGCAGCCGTTCCAGCCGCAATCTTCGCCGCAGCACCCGCAGCGCTCGTTCCAAGGCCCTGCGTTGCTATCGCCGATGCGTCCTCCTGAGTGGCGAACGCCGAGGACGAGAGCTTGGCAGCATCCATCTCCGTCTTGCCGCGCTGTATCTTCTCGTTCGCTGCGGCAATCTTAACGGCAAGCTTCGCGTGGGCAGTCTCGAGCAGACCGGCCTTGTCTCCCAAGTTCTTGTATTCAGACGTCGCGTTGCGCGTCGCGACCCTCGCGTCAGCGAGCTTCTTGACGTTGCTGTCCAGAGACGAGCGCAGCTTGTCGTGGTAGTTCCTAGCCCTATCGACAACGCTGTTCGACTCGGAGAGTCCGCTCCTGAACCCGTCTACTCCCTGCTTCGTGTAGACGAACTTGACTGCCATGTCGGACAGCTTGTTATTGACCTTCTCGGAGAAGTCACGGACCCTCTGCATGGAAGGCGCAAGGGCAGTCCCAAGCTCCTGCGAGAGGAGCCACGCGCTGTCGTGGAGGTTCGTGAACGCGCCTCGGAGTCCGTCGTACACTCCCCTCGTCTGGCCTGCCTGAGCGTTGTGGAGCGCCATCCTGTTCGCGAGGTTCGACAGCGCAGCCGATATGCCATTGAGTCCTGACGTTATTGCCCCGCCGAGCGCCCATGCAGCCAGAGCGGTTCCGAGTCCGTGAGCTGCGATTATCGCGCCATCGGAGTTCAGGAGCACCGTAAGAATGTTCTGGATGCCATCGTTGAGGCCCCTGAACGTCGCCGCTGCCGCATCGAATAGCGGGTCAGCCACGGCCCTCGCAAGCGAGAGAACGAGGTTGGCCCCGTCGCCAGCTGCCTTTCCGAGGTTAGCGAGCGCCTGCGTGTTGTTGATGAACCACGTCTGCCAGCTCGACAGAACGTCGATGCACACCTTGATTGCACCGCGCAGCTTGTCGCCAATCCATGCGACGAGCGGCAGTATCGCCTCGCGCGAGAAGTTGCCGACGAGCGTGCCGACACCGTTGAGCGCCGCAGAGAACGTGTTCATCATCTGGGCGGCGAGGTCGAATGCGTACGCAGCCGTCTCCGGGAAGTTGAACGCGACTGCTATCGGGCCGAGAATCTCGACAACGTTACGCGCGAAGTTCGAGAACAGGTTCACGGCAGCGACAAGCTCGTTCGCCATCGCTCCGGCAATGTCGAGTCCCTTGAACTGGTTGCCTATCGCGTCAACGGTCTGCTTGACAGCCTCATAGAGTGGGTCGAGAGCCATTGCGGCACGCTTTGCGACGTCCATGAGGGCGTTGAATATGTCATCGCCTATGCCCTTGGCGTTGCCGAGGAAGTCGTAGGTCTGGATTGGCATGGCTCCGCCGCCGCCACCAGCACCGCCTCCGCCGCCAGCACCGCCACCGGAGCCTCCGCTTCCGCTTCCGGAGCCTCCCGAGCCTGAGCCTCCGTTACCACCGAGTGCCTTTGTCGTGTTGTCGCTGAGCTTGTTAATCTCGTCGAAGGAGAGGACCTGACGCTTGAGTTCCTTGACCTCCTTGGCTGCCTGCTTCGCGGCGTCGCCTATTCCCTTGTACTTCTTGGCGGTCGGGTTCTTGCTGCCGCTGCCGCCGCCGCTGCCTCCGGTGTCGCCACCGCCAGACGGGAGCGATACGCCATCGTCTCCGCCTCCGCCGACGCTCGTCCCGCCTCCGTAGTTGACGGCGGATATCTGTGCGCCTCCGGTGAGGTTCGCAATCATGTTCGCAAGCGTCGCAACGACCTTCGCGGCAGCTATCGCGGCGGGCATGATTGCCTTAATCATCGGCAGGAATATCGTTCCGATTGACTTGGCGGCGTTCCTGACGTTGCTCTGGAACACGCGGAGCGCGTTGGCAGGAGAGTCGAGCGTGCGGGCCATGTCCCCCTGCGCCCACGACACCTGCGAGAGCATGGCCTTGTAACGCAGCATTGCCTTCTCGGCCTGCGTCATGGACTCGACGTTCTCGTCGATGCCCATTGCCATGGCCTCTTCCTTGAGCTTCGCCTCGGAGAGGTCGAAGCCAAGCTCTCGCAGCGGCCTAATCTGGCCCGCGAGTCCGGCCTGAACCTTCTCAATGGCGTCGCTCTCGGAAATGTTGTAGAACGACGCGAGGTCGTACGAGAGCTGGGTGAGCTGCTGGCCCATGGTCGCCGCCCTGTCGGTGGCGATTCCCATGCCTCGAGCCATCGTCGTGAACGTGCCCTCAGAGCGGAGGAAGTCCTGCGGGGCGATTCCGAGGGCCTGATAGACCTGATTCGCGTACTCCTTGGCCTGCCCGGCGTAGTCGCCCATGGCGACGTTGACGAGGTTCATATCCTCGATGTACTTGTTAGCCTCGTTGATGAGCGAGCCTATCGAGCCAGCAATGGCCTTCATGCCGTTGCGGACAATCGAGAACACGGTGATTGTCGATGCGAGGTTAGCGAGCCTCTGACGGAACGACTCGGTGTGCGATGATGCCTCGTCCGTCGAGGACGTTATCGACCTGAGGTTACGGGAGGCCTGAGAGCCGAGTCCGCTGTAGGACGAGCGTATCGCGTTAATCTTCTGTGGAAGTGGGCCGAGCGCCGTTGAGAGCTGTCGAGCGTCCTCCGCAACCTGCTTGAAGTCGGTATTGTGTAGCGCCTGAGCCGCCTCGGGGAGACGCCTCAGTGCGTTTATGGTCGTGGATATGGAGGAGGACTTGACCTTGGAAAGCTCGTTGAGTACCTCCGCGAGCTGATGAACCTTGGAAGGCTCAATCTTCGCCTCGTTGAGCGCGTTCGCACCCTCAGCGACGCGCTTGAGCCTAGAGCCAAGCGTCGATTCGACGTTCTTTCCTTGCAGCTCGCCGACACCCTTCGCAAGCGTGTTGAGGGCGCTCACGTTGCCGAGTCCGCTGATGCTGCTGGAAATCCTGCCTATCTGGTTTGCGAGGCTCGACGATACCTTAACGCCGTCAAGCTTCTTCACGGCGTTAGCCACGCCGCCGAGAGTGTTGGCTGCGGACCTCTTCGAGCCTACCGAGCCAAGGGCGGCGGACAGCTTCTCCAACGAATCCGCAGCCGGACCCACCTTGCTCTTGAGGGAGCCAACGTCATTAGAAAGGCCGCGCAGCTCGCTCTTGGCGCTCGCGGCCTTTGCCTCTATGCTGATTCTGAGCTGGTCAATGCTTGCGTCGGCCATGTTGTCCCCGTTTCCGGGGGTGCAGCCACCATCGCCGAAACTGTCCTCCTACTGAGGTCCGTGTGCGAGAATCCACTCGGCGAACCTCTGGTGGTCTGCCTGCTCGTTGATTGCCCTCGTGGCCGCGTCAACAGGCTCTTCCTCGCCCTCGTGGCCGTATGGGCGCTCCATCCAGTCATCGGCCCTGTCCTTGCCCGAGAACGGGTTGAGCACTGCCGACGCGCGGAGCAAGGCATCGTAAACGTACGCGCCGGACTGCCACCTCTCCCAGTCTCGGCGCTCTGCCCCGAGCCTCTCGGCCTCCCTGTGCGCAGCGAAGAGCCAAGGGTCCCCGTACCAGAACTCCTCCGCAGTCATGCCCATCGAGAGCGCGACCGGGAGGGCCTCTGAGAACAGGTGGTGTATGGGCTTGGGGCCGTCGTACCCTTCGCCCGGAGTCGTGTCCGCTACACCAGACGGAACTTCATACGGCTCTCGGTGATAGGGTTTCCGGTGATTGCACGGACACCCTGAGTGAACAGCACGCTCATGTAGGAGATGAGCGTCTCCTTGTCGCCGATGGCCTCCCACAGCTCGAGTGCCTCGTCGAAGGTCATCTTCGGCTGGTCACTCTTGAGTCCGGGGAGGACGAAGTCCTTCACGAACTGCTCAGCTCCGTGGAGCGTGCCCTCGGCAAGCTCCTCCTGAACGCTCTCGATGGTGGTGCCGTCCGACTCCATCTTGCGAACTACTGCTCGCGGGTAGCGGATGGTGTACTCGTTGCCGTCCCCATCGTCGATGACGATGTGGTCGTGAGTGCCGACCTCCTCGACGAGCTTTTCAAAGTCAGACTTCTCATTGCGTGCCATTTGCCAGTTCCTTTCCGTTGGGGTGCAGTCCTATCGCTTCTCGTCTTGCTTACGCAGCAGGCTCGACGGTCACGGGCTTGGTGCCTGCGGAGATGTAGGTCTTCATCTCGTTTACCTTGTTGACGCCGCCGCCGGTGAGGTAGGTGGTCGAGCCACCCTTCCACACGAAGATGCCGTTATGACCATCTGGCGTGGTGCCGTCTGCGGCGGCGCCGAGGTAGAGCGCCCACCACTCGTCGTTGCCCTTCTTGTCAATCTCCTTCATTGCGTCGTACGTTTCCTTGATGTAATTTGCGGTGAACTCGAACGAGTCGAGCTTCTGGACGCCGTTGACCGAGGTCTGCGTATCGTCGGAGAGCGTGGTGGTCTCGATGGTGTCCGGCTTGCCGCCCATGTCCGGGTAGTCCTTGATATCCATGACCTTCTTGAACTTAGAGAGGTCGGAGCTGGTCGGTACGGTGCCGGTGATGGAACCATCGAGGTGCATGAGGTAGGTGTGGATTGTGCTGGTTGGGGTCTTGCTTGCGGTGAGTGCCATGTTGGACTCCCTTTCTACCAATTGGCTGTCGTACCAGAGGCGTCAACCGATGCCCGCCACGTGGCCGTCAGCCTTCTTACTGACGTGTCGGCGTTCGGGACCTCAGATAGGTTCGAACGCCTGAATCCGAGCCTGTAGAACGCCTCGTCCGCTACCGAAATGATGGCCTTGGCCTCCTGCACGCTCGTGCCCGAGTAGGCCTCTGCGACCACCTTCGTCCTCGTCCAGACCTCAGAGCCGGAACTGTCATCTGTCCCAGGGGTGGGAGACGGGAACGAGTAGCTGAGGTACAGTGCCGGAAGCTTCCTGTCCTTGGAGTTGACAGGTGCCGTGGTGACGAAGCAGCTTGGGAACTTGGCCCTTACCTGCTCCCTCACGTACGACGTGTACTTTGCCGAGAAGTCGTTCATTTCCTTGCTCCCATGACGTAGGAGAGCATCACGGAAGCGGCCTCGTCGCGGATTGCCTCTGCTCCTGCGGCCATGAATCCCTTGCCGCTCTGGCCGTGGGTGAGGTGGAACTCGCCGTTCTTCGGGTACACCCAGCCCTCCTCGCCCTTTCCGGAGGCATTGACCTCGTAGCCTGCGCCGGACATTGCCTTTGCGTCGAACTGGTCTCCGGAAGGCGTCCCGATGCCGGTGCCGAACTCGACGAACGCCGCATACGGAGCGCTCGCAACGACGTCGTATCCAGACTCCGTGCGCTCCGTGTGTATCGACGCCGCCAGTCCTCCGGTGTCAGTAGGGCAAGCCGCCTTGGCGACGTTCATCGCCTCGGTGGCGAGAGCGAGAGAACCGCGCTCTGCTCCTGATTCGATTCCGTCTCCGAGCGCGTTGAGCGCGTTCTCGAGAGCCTCGAGCGAGTCGAGAGACAGCTCAGCAGAAAGCTCCATCAGCGCACCTCCCTGCGCTTGAGGGCGACAGAGAAGAAGTCGAGCGACTGTGAGACGGCCCTCACGTCGTATGCGTCAGTCATCACAGGCTGTCCGTCATCCGCCGTCTGAGGCTCCGAGAGCGCCCACATGACGTCTCCCTCCGATATCGAGAGGTCGTTGTCACCAATCACGACGGAGAGGTCGTAGTCGATGGACTCGCCGAACGGAGAGGAGGTCGCGTCCCCTGACGGTGCCGAGACGTTCGCGCGGAGGTGGACTGGCGCTGACCACTTTGAGACGTACTCCGCAGTTCCGACTCCGTCCTCGTCCGTAAGCTCGACAAGCTCAGGCTTTGAGAGCCAGAGGTCCCTCTTGTTACGCTCCGCCATGCGCATCAGAGCGGCCTCCCCTTCGGTACTACGCGACGGACGAGAGACGGGGAGACTCCGTCAGACGCGAACTTGCGCGTGACTCCGTTCTCCGTGTTCGTAAGCTCGCCCTCGGTGCCACGACGGTTAATCATGTCCGCAGCGAACTCGCATTGGAGCGTGTCGTAGCGCGCCTCCCACGCCTCTTCGGACGGGTCGGAGGAGAACGGGTTGCGCATCGCGAGAATCTTGTCCTTCGCGACGTTCAGGTAGGAGGCGGCGAGCGCGTCGGTCACGTCGCTGCCGCCCCCTGCGAGGGCCTTCGTCAGGTTCAGCTTGTCCGAGTCTGTGAGGGCCATGACGGGTCCTTACGCCTGCGTGGTAACGGAGACTATGGAGATGGACTTCGGGTCGAACTTGAGCGACCAGTTCGCCTTGTCGGAGAGCTGCGCGAGGGTCGGAGAGGCCGTGTAGCCGGAGGTCGGCTTAGTGAACGAGAAGCCGTTCGGGTGGATGGTCTCGCGCTTGCGGGTTACGAGGGTGTTCTTGCCTCCCGCCTTAATGGCCTCGCGAACGACCTCGACGGGAACCTCGACGGGCGCGTCAGCGTGGCGAATGGCACCGACGCCGAGGAGGTAGGTCGTGTAGGTCGCGGGCTTTGCGCCGGAGCCGCTGGTCGCTGCGGTCATCGGCGCGGAGTCATCGACGATGACGGCCATGCCGTTGATGTACGCGAGGTTGCGGACCTGACGCTGGATGCCGTTCGCGTCGGTGTACTTCGCGTACTCGAGAAGCTCCTTCTTCGCGAGGGAGTTCGCGACCTTGGAGTGCATGAACGCAAGGGAGATGGTGTCGGACTGGTCGCCGATGGCGTCGACGGCGGCGTCGCCGAGGGTGGTGGCGTCGATGGGGGCGTCGGAGGAGATGACGTGGGACTTCATGTCGGTGAGGCCGCAGACGGCACCGAGGATGCCGAGCATGTACTTCTGGCGGAGCTTCTGGTAGAACTTCGCGACGCCGGGGATGACCTGAGCGCCCATGGGGTCAGCGCCGGAGTTGTAGTCGCGGACGAACTGGGACTCGGCCCAGCCCTGAGTCACGCCGTACACGATTCCGGACGCGGAGTCGCCGGAGGCGTCCTCGACGGGGACGTCGGTCTTGCCGTCGTAGTTGCCGGGGGTACCGCCGAGGGGCTTGTAGAACGGAACGGTGTAGAGGTCTCCGCCGTTAGCGATTGCGTTCGCGATGGATGCGTCCTCGACCATGGCTCCGGAGTCAACGAGCGCGGCCTTGGTGGGGTCCGGCTGGTTGAACCAGTTAGCCATGAAGAGTTCGGCATCGAAGGGATAACCGAGGTAGGTTGCCATTTGTTCCTTCTTTCCTTACGTCTTTTGCTAGGAGAGCTGGTTGAGGATTTCCGGGTTCTGCGTGCGAAGCTCCACCTGCCTCGCGTAGGGAAGGGCCATGAACTCCTTCTTTGTGGAGACCGTGCCGTTGCTGGGGTCGCCTCCCGCAGGGGGCTTCATGCCACCGAGACTCTTCTTCTCTGCGGCCTCGCTCGCAGCGGCGACCTTGGCCGACACCATGTCGGAGATTGCCTTCGCAGCAGCTACCGTCGCCTTGCGGTCGTTGGAGACGATTGACGGCATGAACGCCTTGTAATCGTCCTCGCTGATTCCGGCCGCTGCGAACACCGCGACGGCGCTCTGCTCGCTGAGGTCGTGGAGGGCCTTGTCGGCTCGCTTGTTGGCATCGTCGATGGCCTTCTGCCACTTCTCGGCGTCGCTGAGGTTCGCCTCGCTCGCCTTCGTGAGTTCGTCCACCTTCGACTGAGCCTCGGCAAGCTGCGCCCTGAGGTCATCCTTACCGGACTTCGCGGCGTTGATATCCTTGCCGTTCGCGTCCATGATGGCGTTCACCACCTCGTCGGTAGCGGCCTCTCCGAGCAGTTCCCTGAGCTTGTCCCTGTGCATTACTCGTCCTCCTCTTGGCTATGCTTTGGTTCCGGGGGTCGCTTCCCCTGTCCTGCGACGGTTACGCCGTCGCCCGCGTTATCGCCTCCGCCGTCATCGGCGGTGTTGGCCTCTTCGTCACCGTTCTCCGCCCCTGCCGAGAACGTCTCGAGCGCCTTCTGCGCCTGCTCCTCCACGTAGCGCATGGACTGGTCGTATGCGTCCTCCGGGTCCGTGAACATCCCGCAATACTGGAACGCGAGCCTCGGAGCGACCTTCCCGCACCCGAGGAGCGTCGTGAGGACCTGCGTCTTGCTCTGGATTGCCTCGTAGTTGCGGCGCGTGAACTTGATTTCGACTGACGCCGGGTCGAGTCCGAGGCCCTCGCTCACGTCCATGATTGAGAGCGCGAGCCTGAGGAACCTGCGCTCCGCCCTCTTGAACATGGTCTCGGTCTCCTTGCAGCGGTTCTCGCTGTTCGACCATCCGTCGCGCATCGTCACGGCGGCACCGGTGTCGCTCGTGGACGCCGACCCGCCGACGTTGAACGGCATTCCGCATATGGAGAGCGCCGTCTTATAGAGCGAGTCAACGAGCGTCTGCGTCTGAGACTGGTTGAGTTCGCTGTTGAGCGTGTACACCTTGGCCGGAAGCTCGCTGCTCGACGTAATCTGCAACGCGCCGAGGTCCATAAGCTCCGAGAACGTCTTGCGGCGCTCCTCGTCATCGGTGCCTAGGTCAACGTTCTCGAGCACCATGAGCGCCTGAACGAACTGCGCGATTCCGTCAACGCGGTTAGACTCAATCTCGTTTATCGCGTCGAAGATGGAGAGGACGGCCTCGAACACGCCCATGCGCTCCGGGTTCGTGTCGTACTCGATGATTGGTACGGCGCCAAGCGGGTTGGAGTCGGCCTCGATGACTCGACCGGAGCGAACGACGAACCGCGAGTCATTGGTGTACACCGTGTGCGTCGCCTCGCCAGACTCCGGGTCGCGCACCGTCGTTACTGCGTACATCGGCTCGTGGAACACGCTGTTGTCGTACACGACGAACGTCGAGCGCGGGTCGAGCGTCGCAATCACGAACGGCCTGTCAGTCTTCCCGTCCGCAATCTCGCTCGACGGGAGCACGAGCCGGTAACCGACGCCGACCTCGCACATCCACTGAACAAGCTCAAGGTCGCAGGCGTGCTTGTCGGCGGCGACGCAGGCGTCGTTGAGGCGCTGAACGCGGTCGGACACGTCATCGCCGACCGTATCTCCGTCCGTCCCGTGGGCCGAGTACGTGATAGGCTCGCCCGCGAGCGAGTCCGTACGGTCCTTGCACAGCTGGTACGCCCTGTTCTCGACGAGCGCGTTGTTGATTTCAGGACGCACGGCCTTCTTGCGGCGGAGCACCGGCTGGTCGCCGAGGAAGTACCCGTGGAGGTAAGCCTCGTCGGCCGCGTTCGCGCCATGCACGACGAGCGCCCTCTCCAACACCTGCGCCACGTTGCCTGCGTCTATAGACACGGGAGACGAGAGGATGCGCCTGCGTCCCCTGTAAACCTTGCGCACTTGATTGTTCTCGGTCTGGTCTGCCACTAGGCTCCCCCACTCGTGTCTCGCGCTTGGGAGGGCGGAGTTGGAGGTACTCCGCCCTCTCCTGCGATGGGGCTGCACCCCTACTGCGGAGTCTGCTTCCGGGCATCATTGACGTCGTGCGGAGTGGCTAGAACGGCCTCTTAACGGGGACCGCCTTCGCCTTGACGCTCTTCGACAGCATGTCGGCGAGCATCGAGAGCGCGTCCGGGGCATCGTCATGGGCGTTCTTGGAGTCGAGTGAGAAGCCGGTCACCTGAGACATGAACCGACCGTAGTCGCTGTTCGTCTCGTAGAGCGACGGGTCGCGGAACACGCAGTTGTTGATTATCCAAGGCGACGCGGCGAGGATTCTCGTCTCCTTGTTGCTCATGGTGTACTTCTTCTGGACCGAGCAGAGTGCTCCCATGTCCGTGAGCGCCTTCTGTATCGAGTCGGCCACGGTTCCACCAGCGCTGTTGGACTCGAACCTCGCGACCTGAACGCCGTCCGAGGCAATCATCGACGCAACGCGCCTGTTAACTACCTTGGGGACAGAGTTGTCGCAGAGCGCGTCCGCTATGAACCACTTTCCCGGCACGGATGCGAACTGCATCGCGACTGGCATGGCGCAGTAGTCGGTGCCCACACCCTTCGTGTCAACGACTGCGACGGTGCGCGTAGGTGCCTCGTCCGGAAGCGACAGGTAGCGCTCGAGAGAGTCTGGCGGGAACAGCTGGCCCTCGCGCACAATCGGGTCGCCGTCGTACTTAGCCGCGTAGGTCGCAGAGTCCGTGGTGCGCTTCATGTCGATGTAGTATTCGGTCGAGAAGCCGACCCCGTACTCGTACTCGAAGTTGCTCTCGCCGGTGTCAGGGTCCAGCGCCGGTATCACGAGCGTATGGAACCCTTCCTCGCCCTCGTGGAGCCTGCTCATGCGACCGATTGGGTCGTTGACGTCCCATCTGGTTCCGACCATGAGCTGCTTAGCGCCGGTCTTGCGGCGGTCGTAGCACTGGTTGACGTAGTTCGCCCACTTCTTCTCGAGGCGGACGGGGCTTCTCGCCTCCTCTATGTCCTTCACGAGGTCATCGGCGTAGAGCCATCCGCCCTCGCCGACCTCTACGGCGCCGGTGAGCGTGCCGGAGATGGACCGGCAGGTTATGGACGGGTACGAGCGCCTCTCACCGAGCGTGAGCGACTCGTACTCGGCTGACTTCTCGACGAGCTTCGCCTCTGGGAATATCTCGGAGAAGCGGTAGCGCGGGTCCGTGATGAACTCGAGCACCTGATTGTAGAAGTGGTCCGTGAGGGCGTCTGAGTGGGCAACGACGAGGTTCGAGTGCAGCGGGTCTCGCCCGGCATGCCATGCCATGGCCATGCAGCACGTCGAAGACTTCGCCGTTCGTGGAGGCATCGAGACGGACAGGAACTCAGCATTCGTGTCGGTCTCGAACCACTGCAACTCCTTGTAGAGGCGCCAAAGCTTGCTCCTGCGCGGGAGCCAGAGCCTCGACTTCGGGTCGCGGTCAAGCTCCATGGCCTGAGCGAACGAGTCGAAGTCAACCCTAGCGTCAACGGTGATTACCGTCCTGTAGCAGTCGCCGAGCGACTCGAGCTGTTGGAGCGACGCCCAGCCGCAGCGAATCGCGTCCTGCAACCGGGAGAGGACCATCTGGTTATCCGAGTGGTCTATAGCGCCGTCCTCACGCGACTGCGCTATCGCGGCAGCGGCATCTACGTACGCGCCGACGTCCCTAGGGTTCGCGTCGATGTAGGCGCAGATGGACGCAACGAGTCCGTTGGTCACTCGTACACCGCCTGACAGGCGAGCGAACAGTCTGGGACAACGACCTTGTTACGCCCGCGATTCGGGTCGAGTTCGTCGAGGAACACTCCCTTGATGCAGCTGTGGCCGACAGCGCGCTCGCGTCTGGCCCTAGACTCGAACACCTCGGGGAAGTCCTCGCGAATCTTGTTCCAGTAGCCCATGCCGCCCTTCACGCAACCGACGCAGTTGTTGTTCGGGTATCCAAGGTCGTACATCTTCGGTCTCTTGATGCCCCACTTGGCGCAGAGCGCGTGGCAGTCGGCCTTTGTGAGTCCGTGCTCTATGAGCGGGAACTCGTGGTCGAACTCTGGCATTGCCTCGATAACGCGGTCCGCCCGCCTCTGCTCGGAGGCGTCGTAGCCCCATATATACGTGTGATGAGTCCAGTGGGCCTTCTCCCAGTCCTGACGCACCCACTTCTTGAGCCTGAGCGTACACGCCGCGCCGCCCGGCCCGTTGATGTACCCGAGCTTGAGCACGTCATCGACGCAGCCGAACTCCTCGCTCTTGAGCACCGTCACGTGGCCGAGCACTGACTCCGCGTCGTGGAGGAACCTAAGCGTGTCGGGATGCTGGTCTGCGACGTGTATGTATATCACCTCGTCAGGCTTAGCGAGCCTGCACGCGACGAGCGACGAGCACCCGCAGCTGAACCATCCGACACGCATCAGGGCCACCTCCAATGGCAACGTTCCTACGCCATGGATGGTGGCCCCGAGTCGGACGTCAAGCGTGCGGGCCTACGCCACGAGCCTCCCGTCCTTGAGCATGTTGGCGACGGTGTTCGGGTGGACTCCGAGGTAGGACGCCACCGAGCGCCTAGAGGCACCGTCAGAGAGCATCCTCTGCGCCTCGTCCATGCGCTCTGCCGGTATGCGCTTCTTGACGCCTCCGCGCATCCTCCCTGCGGCCTTGGCTATCGCAACGCCCTCTCTGGTGCGGCGTATCAGCTCCTTGCGCTCGCTCTGCGCTACGTAGGCCAGCGTGGAGAGCACGACGGACTCCATCGCCTCGCCAATGTCGCCCATCTCGCGGAACTTGCGAGAGTCCATGAAGTCGAGGTCGAGTATGCGGATATCTACGCCACGGTGGTGGACAAGCTCGCGCCACTGCTCCGTCACCTCGCCGAAGTTCCTACCGAGCCGGTCGAGCGAGTCTATGACGATGAGGTCGCCGTCAGAGACGGTCGCCATGAGGGCCTTCCAACCGGGACGGTCGAGCGACTTGCCGGAGGCCTTGTCTCGGAAGAGGAAGTCCCCTCCGATTCCGAGCGAGGCCATGGTCGCGAGCTGACGGTCGAGGTTCTGGCGCTCCGTCGAGACGCGGACGTAGCCGTAGGTCGCCATGGCTAGCGCTCCTTCTTGTTGGCAGGGGCAGGGCCGACCGTCATGCTGTCGGTGACCTCTATCGAGCCGGACGGGAGCTTGGACGTGATTGGGACGGCCACGAGCCTGTAGCCAAGCACGTCGAGGCAGGCGACGAGGAAGCCGACGCCCACTGTCTTGGCGTTGAGGCGGGTGTTCATCGTCTGCGGCATCATGCCGAGCCTCTGCGAGAGCGCCCTCATGCTCCACGTACCGGAAGCCTTCACCCTGTCCCTGATTACGTCCGATGACCTCATCGCGGCACCTCCATTGCCTCGTCGTTGCGTTCATACGTAGTGTTGCGCTAAGCGGTTCTGCTGTCAAGGCCTTTTTGTTTTCGCGGGCGGAGGGGAGGCTTAGTAGGGCACATAACGACCTTAACAATCCCTGCCCGGTGGGTCGATGTGGCCCAGGCCGATAGCCTCCAACTGCACAAACGCACGCCCTATATATGCGACAAACAGACGAACGTGTGAATGTGGAGAATCTATGTAAGCGTATCAACTTACACATGCGCCATATCCATAAGCGCATAGACTTACAAATGACGGGTAAGACAATCGGCTTACGGAGGCAAGGCAATGAAAGAAATTGTTATCCAGTCACTCATTGACCAGTACAAGAGCGCGGAGGCGGAGACGTTTTACACCCAGTCGCCACGGTGCAGCGCCGAACGCAAGGAGGAGGCGGAGGCGGCGCGCGCTGCAAAGCTTGAGGCAATGGGTGAGACCCGCGCATATGCCGCACTGGACAAAGCTATCAAGGACGCTCAAGGCCGCTGCACTAGTCGCACTATCGACGTCACGGACGTACTCATATGGGCGGACCGGATACAACACCGGCTCAGTATCCCTAAGTCACATATGGACTACATCCGGGCAACTGTAGATATCCACCACGCAGATACGTATTCCAAGCGCTACACGACGCCACAATCAACCCATTTCCAGCTTGAATACCGTACCGGCAAATGGCGTGTAATCCGGGTGTGGCGCGACTACATAGGAAAAGCTCACCCGGTCTACCTATATCTACCCCCGGAGGCGCGCAAGGCGATAGCGGACAAATACGAAACGATGGACTAGGAGGACAAATCATGAAAGACGCAAAGACTCAAGAAATTGTCTACACGGCCCCGAATGGCAAAGAGTACACGGCGGAGGCCCTTGCAGACCTCACCCGCGACGAAATGCAAGCACTTGCAGAACTTGTGGTTACAGACGCCATTAGCGATTTGGACGACGACACCCTCGTGTGGTTCATCCGGAGCTATGAGATTGAACAAGAAGCCGAATTTGGTAACGGGTTTGACGTGTTTGAAGTCTGTGACTTCTGCGATTGTATGGCCGGGGCAAGCGGGAACAAGTGGCAAGACCTCATTAGCGATATAGTTGCAGCCTCCGTAAATGGGCGCGTCACTGGTTCAGATTACATTCATTACGACTCTTGCGGCATGTTGTACATAGAAGACTGGGACGACGTGACAGCCCGCGCATGTGCTTCAAGGGACGACTTTGCCGACGAAGTGTGTGAGTGGATTAACCCGGATGATTTAACCCTTGACCTCCGTTATGTAGACGTCCCCGACGACGTGAACGCTGCACTGGAAGAGCTTGCGACGGCCTACAGCTACGCCGCCGACGACGCGGATGGTGAGTAACCATGTATGCAACCACTTACAAGAATGGAAACGCTCTTATCCATCCGGAGGGCCACTATTACGGTTTGTGGCGCGAGTTCGTCGCAGACCTTACTTACATCAACGACTTGAACGTTGTCGATGTACTGGACCCGTGTGTTTATGGAAACGACTACGCAACTGTACCGCTTTTAGTTTCGGGTCCGTCCGGCGTGTACGTGTATGAGGTCTCGCCCGGAGACTACGAGGCGGCAAAGCGCGGCGCGTGCTTTAGGCTTTACGCCAATCGCGAATATGAGACCACGGACAAGGAAGAGGCCTAACCATGACCAACTTTAATGATGTGGAAACCATCTATTGTGAAAGCGGAAACGTTCTTCATATCGTGTACGACGAATACGAAGTTTGTCCTGTAATCGAATATGAGGAGTCCTGGTGCCACATAGCATTGTGGACACGCGACTACGGGGGTACCGTCACGGGCTATGACTCGCCATATGACCTCATGGGAGAACTACTAGAGTGCAAGTGTGGCCTTACACCGGGGTACAGCGAGAGGCTAGCTAACGACAACATCGCTAAAGCCGTCGCGAGGTGCAACAAACAACCCGGCCTATACGTTCTCCCGGTGTATGAGTTCTCGCATTCATCGACATACCTCAGTGTGAATGACCCACATGACCCATGGGATAGCGGATTCGTTGGGTTCGTATACACGACGCGCGACGAACTTAAAACGGATGGGTTCGCCAACATCACACGCAAGAATGTATATCAGTGGCTAGAACAGACTCTAGCTATGTATGACAACTGGGCAACCGGCAATGTCTACGGTTTCGTCCTAAACGACGCGGACGGTATCGAAATTGATAGTTGCTATGGGTTCTACCCGGAAAACAATTACGGATGCATCGATGACTATTGCATAAACGAAATGTTATCGCAGTGCGGAGAGACGCGCGCGGATAAGGTGGGCGTATGAGACACGACTACGGACCACTAATCATACTTTTGGCCATTCTGCTTTTGCCGGTATGGCTACCACTCTTAGTGCTTTTCTGGCTTTGCAACAACGCCTAATAGCGGCCCCGGGGTTAACCGGGGCCGTTTTCTTTTGCCGCCTGGACAATCGACCCGCCCGGCTTGACCACACATAACCCACGCCTTGTAAGCTATTCTAAGGCGTTTCTAGCCGTCATTTACAGCAACGCTTGCACTTACTAGCGTTCTGTATTTGACGGTCTTATTTTGCCCTTACAGCGCCTCACGCGGCCATTTCCGCGTATCACACAAAGCGCAGTTTTCTAGCGCGCTTATCCCATACAGCGCGCGCCACGCCACGGAAACGACGCCGCCGGGACGCCGCCGCCGCATATCGTGCGTTTCTCCACAATCCACTTACTAGCCATTCTAAGGCGATTCAAGGCATTGCGTTTGCCAATATGGGCACTTAGTCGCGTTCATGCGCTATCGACCCAAAAACGGCCCCGTATTGCCTTACAGACACGCTTGCGCGACGTACACCCGCTACAGTTTCCCGCCGATATCACGGCAAAAAGAAAGCGCCCCGAGGCCGTCGCTGGCCCCGAGGCGCTTTTCTGCCTGGGAATCCGTGCTTTTCAGCTTCCGGCTCCCGATTTCTCTCTGTCTGGATGCCCTAATAAAGGTTTTCCTATTTCGCCGAAATTTCTGGGCCGGACCCCTAATAAAGGTTTCTCGAATTCGGTGAAATCCGCAGCTCACTGGCTCTTCTTGCGGCCTCGGCCACTCGTGCTCGTCTTCCTCGGCCTGCCGGGCTTGCGCTTCGCCGGTGCCTTCTTGGGCTTCGGAAGCTCGTATACGGCCTCCACGTCGGCGTCGATTGGAGTCTCCGAGGGGAGGGCCGACTGGTACTTCGCCTCAAGTTCTGCCCTCGACGGCCCCTGCTGTCCGCTCTCGTGGCGGACAACCGTCTCGGTGACGTCACCGTAGCCGAAGTTGTTCTTTCCGATGAAGATGCCAGCCACGGGCTGCTTGAAGTCTCCGCTGCTCATGTGGGTAGCCCAAATACCTGCGACGGAATTCAGACACTTTTGAAAAATCGGGGCGGAGGCGATGCTTAGCCTCGCTCCCAATCTGCACTTCTCGCCCTTGCTGACCCGGATAATCTCGTCGCGCGTCGTGTCGAACCCCATCGACAGCGCCTCGATAGTTATCGCACGCCCGTACTTCTCGCTGAGTTCCAGCAGCTCGAAGTACCTGTCGCGCACCGCGTCAGGGTCCCCAACGTCAATCGTCGGGAGCATGAACAGCTCCTTCGCGTACGCGACGTCGTTGCTCTTCTCGACGGGCCTCGTCGCTGTCGGGAAGTTGTTCTTCCTCCCGCTTCCCTTGCCCGTGGTCGGCCTCTGCCCGCTACTCATCGATACCCCTCATCTTCGCCTTCATTGTGGCCCTGAACCCCCTCAGCCTCGACTGTTCGGCCTTGTTCTTTCCTCCCACGAGGCCGTACCATGCTCGCTCCCCGTCCTCGGTGAGCCTGTACACGGTCCCTCCCCTCCCCCTCCCGTGCACGAGAAGGCCCTTGCTCACGAGTGACTCGGCAATCCCCCTCAGCAGCTCGACGTTCCCGTGGGCGCATGTCGGGAACAGCCTGTTCGCCTTGCGCATCTCCTTGCGCAGGTTGAAGTCATCGCCGCAGAACGTCGATGGCGCGAACGCCTTGAGGAACGCGCTCTCACCGCAGGTGAGTCCCTCCGTCCTCTTGAAGTGGTAGTCACTCGGCATCGAGCCACCTCCTCCTCGACTCTCCCTCCATGCGCACCGCAATCGCCCCTCCTACGAGCCTGTCGCATATAGCCTCGGCGAGCACAGGGTCACCGGCGGAGAGCCTGCCGACGAGCCCCCCCATGTCGCTGTTGGCCGTGACAATCGTGGGCCTGCCGTTCTCCACCCTCGCGTTGACAATCTCGTAGAGCGTCTCGAGCGCCCATGGCGTGAACCTCGGCTTGTCGAGGTCATCTATGAGCAGCATGTCAGCCGCCTCAATCTCCTCGACCGTGACGCCGGGCCTGCCGTCGTACGAGGCCTTGAGCGAGGAGAGCATCGACACGGCACCGAAGGCCCTCGGCTGGTACCTCTCCCTCCGAGCAGCCTCCCTGAGCACTGCGCATGCTAGGTACGTCTTCCCGCTTCCGACGTCCCCGTAGACGTAGAGTCCCGTTGCGTCACCGGACACGAGCCTCTCCGCGAGTCTTGGCGCCCTTGCGTCCTCGGCTCCCGCGTACCTCGAAGGTATCCCTATCCTCGAGAGCCTCTCGCGGTACCTCTCCTCCCTCCATCTCGAGACCTCTCCCTCAAGCTCCTTCTCCATGCCTACTCCTCACGTATCCCGGGCATCGACCAATGGCTCGCCGAGTCCCTGACGCCGTACTGGCCATGAGGTATCGCCCTCTCCTTCCTCGACGTCTCGGCCCTTAGAGGCTGGTTCACGTAGCCCTCTATGTGGGACGGCGCGAACAGCGTCTCGGGCCTCAGGAACTTCTCCATGTCCGTGCCGAGCCACTCCTCGCACTTGACGTCGATGACGTGGAACAGCTGCTCCTCGGTGTATCCCTCCGCGAGCCTCGCGCTCACCGACTGTGCGCTCTTCTTGGACGAGGCCCTGTACGACTTGTGGGCCACCTCGTTCAGATGGCCTATGACCCGTCCTATCGCCTCTGCCCTCTTCGGATTCGGACAATGTTCTTTAGTACTTGTACTTGTTAATGTACTTGTTACTGTTACTGTGTTCGATTTCGTTCGAGGTGCGTTCAACGTGCGTTCAACGTCTGCTGAACGTGTGTTCAACTCAAGTTGAAGGTTCGCCTTTGGTGAGTTCAGCAAGCGTTCGCCATCTGCCGGTTCGAGCCTTGGCGTCACTGCCTCGCCACCTGCGGAACCGAGAGAGCGCACCTTCCCGGACCTCTTCCCGGCCCTACTGCACGAGGCCCTCTTGCTCGCCATCTTCTGAGCCGATTCAGCGACCTGACTCTCCGACACGGAGTCGGTCTCGGGGTCGTAGTCGATTACGCCCGTGCCGCTCATCCTCGCGACGAACGCAGCGAGGCTCGCCCTGTCAGAGAACTCTAGGCACCGCATAACGTAGTCGCACGTCATGTTGTCGCCCATCACCAGCGCGTGGCCCTTCACCCTAGCGAGAATCACGAGCAGCTTGGCCCAGCGCCCGAAGTCGGAGACGGGGCCGTTGAACAGCGCGCTCCTGCCTATCTCGCTTGAGAAGTCAGCGTCGAACCTGAACCAGTCGAGCGGAGCGTCGTAGAGTTCTCCGTCGTTCTCCAATGCGTCCAAGGGAAACGCCCCCCCAACAATCACACGAAAGCCCAGCTCGTCGCGGTGATGGCACGACTTGCTGGGCTTCCATACACTGTACCATCAGCCGGAGGCCATCACCCTCCACAGGCAATAATCACGCCCCCGGAGGCACGTTTCGTGCGTTCGGCACCGGGATTGGCGCAGCTAGGAGAGGCTCACGCCGTTCCTCTCAGCCCAATCCTTCGCCGCGTTCACGAGAATCAGGTTTGGCGTGTAAGGCTCCTGACCGTCTATCTTCGACTGGTGCTCACGCCACCACTCCGGCCACGTCCCGTCGATATCACGGGACATCCCCTCCTGTAGCCACCTCGGGACCTCAGAGCCGTCGTGGATGCACATCGCAGCTAGGTCCTCTAGCGAGTCCGCTACGAAAGCGCTTGCCATCCTAGCCCGCGCGGCCTCCGCCTCTTCAGGCTCCATCTTGGCCTTCGACGCCTTGCCCATGAGCGCCGACAGCCTCGAAGGCCCGCTACTCATCGGCCCAATAGCCTGTCGCGAGCCGATGGGCGTAGTTGTGGGCCTTCGTGAGGTCTTCTGTCGGGTCATCGGTCTTGTATCCAGCCCTGAGCGCGTACTTGAGGACGTTCCCGAGGAGCCATGCAGAGCGCCCGTCGAGGCCTTCGCAGACCATCTCGATTACGTCGATAGGCTCGACCTTGCGCTGCGTGTAGTAGTCTGGGTTCACCGCTCCCACTATCGGTCGCCTCCGTTCCCGTGGATTGCCACGAGCGCGTTGCAGACCGTCGCGACTATCACGACAGCCGTGAGGCAGATGATTGCCGTAGAGATTAGCTCTAGCATAGAACCACTCCCATTATTGGATTTTTATCTTGTTTTGGTCGGTTTGTATGGCGACTAATTCTTAGCCATATAGTCGAATTGCTGAGTATCTGGCAGCGTTTTATAACGCTCATTCCAGAACGTCAACCGGCTCGTCAATCGAGCCGCTATCAACCCGGTCGAAAGAAACTGCACGGTGTCCGCAACAGCAGCAGTAGCGTGGTCTCTCGTGACCGACTGGGGCAACGTTGGTCGCTCCGCAATTGCTGCAAACGTACTTGCGCTCTTTGGGAGTCTTCCCGATTTCCGTCATATGGCAAATCGGGTCGATTAGGTCTGACAGAGTGTCGAACAGGGCGTCAGAGCGGATGTACCCTCGAAGCCCAACGAACGTCGTAATGTCTTGGAACAGGGCCGGAACCTCTCCCGTGTCGATTCTCGAGACGTGTCCGTACATCCTCTCGTTGTTGCGGTACACGTCTGCCTCTTTGCGCATCCTATCGGCTGCGATTTCCCTGTCATACACGGTCATCGACCTCCCCACTAGAGCCGTCACGGCCTCCAAGCTTCCACTGTGCGTACTCGAACATCGAGGCATTGAGGTATATGATTGCGTCCTCGATGCTGTCTTGGACGCTCTTGCTGGTTGCGTTGTCGCTGAGTCGGAACGACTCCGCAAACGCCTTGTCAAGGTGCTTCTCTATCTTCCTTAGCGGCTTTGCGTCTGACTCGGCCCATCTACCCATTTCGCTCCTCCATAGCCGCCTCGTATCCCTAGTCGAATCCCGTGTCATGCGCGTACTTGAGCGCGTCGCATGAGTATGAAGTGTTGATTACGGACGCTACTTCCCTCCCGCACTTCGGGCAGTACACGCTCGAAGTGTCAGGCGTCGTGTGGCCGCACTCGTTGCAATAGAGCAGCTCAACGCAGTGATTCGTCGCGCTTGGCAGCTTTACCACGTACATCACGCATGTATCGTCCTCAGAAGAGAGACGGCCCGGATTCTCTTTGAATCCAGACCGTATCTGACCGCTTCTATTCTCTTTTTCCATCGCTTCACCTCGGCCACATCCAGCACCACGTGCAGAAGGCTAGGAACAGCAGCACAGCGACGAACAGCACGACGCTAACAACGTCACTCATAAGGCATCACCACGCTCGCCATCGACAACCCTTGCTCCGCACTTGGGGCAAAACGCAGGAGGACAATCAGTGACCATGTCGGCCACGTGCCCGCAGCTCAGGAGAAACTCAGTCTCGTCATCCATGTACAGCGGTCCACTCCCCTCAACCTCGCACGTCGGGTCAATAAAGTCTGCGATGCGGTCGAAAATCACATCAGCATGAACAACACCGTCAAGCCCCACATAGTGCGCAATGTCTTCGAATATCGCTGGCATGTCTCCCAAATCGACAGCCCACACACCGTCGTACTCTTCACTAAGGCGGCGAAATCCTGCCGCTTCGTTGCGCATCAGCTCAGCAGCCTTACGGCGATTCTCACTAGTTGCCATCGTCCACCACCCTTGCGCCGCACACGTCGCAATATGCAGGTGGCTCTAGCCAAACGGTTTCGCACGTGTGGCCGCATGAAAGCTCGTGCCTAAAGATTGTCAGACCGTCGTACAAGCCCTCTTCGCTCGTGGTGCCCACCACGTGACACGTCGGGTCTATGAGGTCGGCGAGGATTCGTGCGGCCTTGGCACCCCATGCGCCATTGACCCCGAGCACGTCGTTGATGATTCGGCAGACCGCGTAGTCGATGCACTCGCCCTCGCTGACCTCTGTCCGCAGCATCCACGCCACCTCGCGGCGCTCGTCGCTAGTCGGTGCTGCCATCGCTGCCACCCTTCATCCTGTAGAACACGCCTTCGCACGGAACGTCGTAGTTCATTCCTTCTCCGGCCACGTACACCGAGATGGTGTCGATGAATCCACCCTCGCCGTAGCGCACGGAGCACAGCTCTCCATCTATCTCGACTCCGACGTAGCGCACGGAGCCGACTTCGCTGAAAGGAGTTTCGTAGAAATGCGAAATCATGTCGCCCATGCGAACGTAGCTGCCATCGTCCTCGTAGGTGCAATAGTGGTCGGTGCCAAGCCTGTAAGGGATGCGCGTGTCACGCTCGTCGCTAGTGGGTGTCATCGAAACCAGCTCCAAACCCATAGTCGTATTCGCACATCCAATACTCTTTATTGCAGCTCATGGTTGCCCCGTACTTAGGCGTACCGCCGCAGTCGTAACCCCAGAAGTTGAAGTGCCATCCCAGGAAGTCGAACTCCTTGTCGTACTCGTCGAGTGGGTACCTCTCGTCTCCGTACAGCTCGTAATCGTCCCATCCGAACTTTCGGGAAAGGTCGTCGAACGTGTACAGGGTCGGCTTGTCCTTGCCGTCCTCCCAATCGTACAGCTCTGGCCATCCCTGCTTGTGGCATCCGACACGAATGATGCCGTCTCCCAGGACTCCATGGTGTGAATGCTCGAACCACTCGCAGCCGTCAGGGTGTTTCATGATGTTCGCGAATATGCGGAGTCCGGTAGGCAAGGAGGCCTCGTCGGTGTCGTATACGCCTACGTCCTCCTTGTCCTCCCTGCGCTTTCCGTTGAGGTACACGAACGCGCCGTAATCGCTATATGCCATCGCCGTCACCGTCCTCTACTGACTCATATCCCAGCTCGCGTATCGCCTTTCCGCCCGTAGCATCCTCGTACCACACGCCAAGCTCGCTCCAGCTCGTTACAGCGTTATCACGCAAGTCCATGGGAAACGCCATCGTCTCTGGAATCCCCGTGTCTGTTGGGCAGGGGTTGAAGTCCACGTATATCCAGCACCCGTTCCCCACGTCCCATATCTCGTACGTCCCGCCGTTTCGCTTATTGCGTCCTCGCTCCACGAGACGCGCATGCTTCGAGTCACTCATTGGCGTCCTCCTTGTGGTGGTAGACGGCACCCGGATAGTCGACCCATTGGGCGTCAGTTGGGCAGTTAAGCCATTGAGTTTCTTTTTTCTTGTTCTCAAGAAACAACATGGACAACTCGCCGTAGTCTTCATACTCGACGCCGCGAATCTCTCCGCTTGACTTGTCTCCATCGAGCGTGTCCGGGTAGATGTCCACCACGTCCCCCATGTGGACGAGTCCCCATGGCTCGTCGGTATATTCAAGCCAGTCCTGTGCAATGCCGTTGTCTAGCGTCCGAGGGATGCGAAGCATGCTGTAGTGGTCACTCATCGCTCGCCCTCCTTTGCCAGCCTGCGGATGCGCTCGGCGAGCTTTGAGCAGTGCGTGGATACGTAGTAGTTGTCGCTACTATCCACGCTCAATCCTTCCAGCTCATTGGCGATGCGCTCCCAGCTGTCAGGGCGCTCGTACCAGACAGACACTGCCGGGTACCTTTCAAAGTCGCTGTCCTCTACGCACCACCTGTCATCGATGTAGGCGAGACTATTAAATTTGTGCCAGTCTCCATCCGCCGCGCCGGTCCAGAAGTCCACCTCTCTGCCGGTCCAGATTTTTCCGTCCGCGCTCTTCGGCAGCTCGACCAGCTCGCGGTCGATGCGGTCGGCGAGGGCGTGCAGCTCGGCTTTATCATCACTGTCAATGATGCCGCCGCAATAGTCGCACCACTTGCGAATCTCGTCGCTAATCCTTGCCATGGTGCCTGTCCTCCGTCCTCATGTTCCACAGCGCCGCGAGGTTCGACCTGTAGCACTCGATTGTCGCCCTCGTTCTCGCGCCACATGCAGTGCATCGGACGTATACCTGAGTCTTTCTACCGGCTCCGTTGCTCTTGAACTTGTACTCTGCCCTGCCACCGCAGAATGGGCAACGCCTGAGCGCGCCATCGTTGATGCAATCCATCTTGGTTCCTCGCTCACATATCGAAGTCTTCGCAAACTTCGCCGTCTATTAGGACGGGAGAGTTCTTGCTAACGACAATCTGGTATGCGTTGCACCATCCGCAGTTATCCATGAGTTCCTTGATGGTCTTCTCACCAAGCTCGTTCTTGCAGGTATCGTCGAACTCGAGTTTGAAAAACCCGTAGCACTCGCTACAGTGCTCGCCCATCATGTGCAGCCCCCGTCTATAAGAAAGAGGCGCCGGAAATCGACGCCTCCACTCGGTCAAATGTCCCTTACTGGCCCTTCTCAACGGCCTCTAGCAGCCTCTTGCGCTGGTTAGGCCCGAGTCCGCTGATACGCCTGCGCTCGCCAATCTTGAGCCTCTTCATGAGTTTCAGCGCCCCTGCCTTTCCGTGCCCCCGCCGCGCCGCGAGAAGGTCAACGACGTGCATGCGCTTGACGTACTTAGACTCCATTTCCAGCACGTCGGCAATGGTCAGCTCTCCGCTGTTGATGCGCTTCTTTACTGTGGCCCGCTCCTTGCGAGCAGCAATCGCGCTCTTGAGGTAGTCGCGCCTCATGTCTGTCGTTGTGTTTGCCGCTATGTCGAATCGTCCCATTTCCTAGTTCCTCCCAGTGCTACCGAACCCGCCGTCTCCACGGGCCGTCTCGTCTAGTCCGTCAACCAATTCAACGCCCCCAATGACACACGGGACGATTACAAGCTGCGCAACGCGCTCACCTGCTTCGAAGTGCTGGGATGAGTTCCCGTGGTTGTGGAGTGGAAGCATGATTTCTCCGGTGTACCCGCAGTCGATTACGCCGACTCCGTTGGACAGCTCGACGTGGCGCTTTGCGCCGACGCTGCTGCGCACGAACACGAGTCCGACGTGCTGCTCCGGTATCTGCACATGGATTCCCGTGTGGCACATCTTGTGGCCGCCAGCGGGAATCGATACGTCCTTCGAGACGCTCAGGTCTAGCCCAGCCGAGTCAGCGTCACCTCTTCGTGGGACGCGGCAACCGGCCTCTACTGCGATTTTGATATCGCTCAATTTGTCTCCTCCTTGTCAAGCCGCATGAGAGCGGCGTATGCGAGCTTCTTCGTCTTGTCTACTGACAGCCCGACCTCAGAGGCGGTGTCTAGCCAAGTCTCGAGGAACAGGAAGTGCGAGGCGACTATACGAGCATCCCTGTCGCCTGACTGACTCGCGATTCTGTCTATGTCGTTCCAAGCCTCGTCGAGCATGTCCTCGCACCACTCGAAGCCGCTCGCTGCGTCAGACTTGCGATGAAGCGAAGAGTCCTTCGCCTTCTCGAGCAGCCTAGCAGCAGCCTCGCACCTCCTGAACCTCTCTAGGGTCAGGCTGTCCTTCCTCATGTCACGCCTCAAGGCAACCTCCATCGCCTAGAGGTCTCTCCTGCTCCTCCATAGCAGGAGGACTCGTCCTGACTAGAACATCTGCTCGACGCCCTCTGGGATGTACTGACCATCGTCATCGAGTGGGAGAGGAGCCTGAATCGGATACATAACGAGGTCCAGAGGCTCTCCGATGATGCGCTGGATTGTGGCGACGTCTCCGTAGTTGTGTGGGTCGATGCTAATCTGCACCGTGACCTTCTTGGAGTCTCCGGTGAACTTCTCAACGACGCCCTTCGTTGCCACTGCTCCGGGTATGTCTGAGTGCGCGTCCTTGTAGTCGAGTTGCGATGCGTACCGTACTCCGTAGTCGAGGAACGCCTCGTACTCGTCCGGCGTGATGCCAGTGGCCTCGAACCAATCGTGCGTCCCGATGAAGGCGCCGCCCTTGTTGCGGATTGCGTCCTCGACCTTGCGGGCCGCGCTCTCGTCGATGTGTGTGCTTTCCATTTGACTCTCCTTAGAATGGGATGCTGTCATCGTCATAGATGCTCTGCTGCTTTTGCTGCTGCGTCTGCGCGTACTGCTGCGTCTTCTGGTACTGGCCTCCGCCTCCGTTGCCTCGGCTCATGAACTCGATTTCGTTCACGAGGACCTCAAGTTTCGAGCGCTTCTGGCCGTCCTTCTCCCACGAGCTGTAGTGGAGCTTCCCTGCGATGGACACCTTCGTGCCCTTCGAGAGGTACTGCGCGAGCGAGTCGGCTCGGCGTCCCATGAGTACGCAGTCCACGTAGTTCGGGTAGTCCTCCCACTCCCCGCTCTGCTGGTTCTTGCGACGGTCGTTGACCGCGACCGAGAAGTTCATGACGGAGCTTCCGCTCGCCGTCTTTCGTACGTTGGGGTCCCGTGTGAGGTTCCCCGAGATTGCTACCTCGTTGATGCTCATTTGACTCCTGTTCCTCTAAGGCTCTAGCTTTCCGTACCGCCCGCACTCGCACCTCTTCACGGCGCTTTCTATTTGGAGCGGCGATATCCCGTGACTCTCCTGAATGTCGGCGAACGACACCCCGCTGTTGACCTCCCTCCAAATGTCTATCGACTCGGCCTCGCCTATCTGCCTGTACCTCTTTGGCCTACCGTCGTAGTCGTACTTGAGAGCGTCTATGGCCTTCGCCGCCGTCTGGCACTCTATTGCTGATAGCTTGAACGTCTCCCGCTTTATCCCCTTGCCTGTCCTCACGAGGACAACGAGCGCACCTCCGCAGATACCGGCCATCAGAACTCGTAATCGGCCTCGGCGAGGTCAGGCTCGCCGGACTCGGCAGTCTGCTGAGGCTCTACCATCTGCGACTTGTAGCGGGTGACAACGTCTCGCATCATCTCGGCGAGAGTCGCAGCTCCGTCCTCGCTCAGCTCGTGGAGCGACTTCACGCGCATGTAGTCGCACAGCTCCCCGTTGGCCTGAGCAGCACCAATTCCGCCTCGCGCCTCCTGATAGGCGTGGAACAGCTCGCGCACCTGCGAGAGGTAGTCCTGAGGTTTCTGCTCGTCCTCTTGCTGTGGATGCGAGACGTCAGACACGGTCGCGCTGCCATCGACGCTCACAGGCTCGCTCACCGAGTCGAAGTCATGCATCTCGTCCGGAGTGTACGCAACGCCGAACAGTGCCTCTGGGCACGCCTCTCGAGCACACGCCGTGATTGCTCGCCACGTCAGCATCGTAAGTGGCTGCTTTCGGTAGTTGTCCTTCCCGGAGAGGCCCATCTTCTCCGCCCACGCCCTGTCACGAGTGACGCGGAACGGATACTTTGGGTCATCGCTGCGGACGATTGTGCATGTGACGCTTGTGTTGGCCTCGTCCTTCTCCACGCGGAGCTTGTGACCTGCCTTGCGGACCTGAGCAGCGATAAGCTCTGCGCTTGCAGTCGGCTTGCCTTGGATGACGTTGATTCGGTAGAGGCTCTCTGCCGGGCTGAGGCCCATGCTCTGTCCGAACTCGATTGCAACGACGATGTTTGCTGGCTTACCGCGATAGGCCTGCGGGATAATGTCGCTTGGCGCAAGCGCCTTTGCAAGGCTGACCTGCTCACTGAGCGACGGGGCCGACGTTGCGAGTGCCGTTGTCTCTGCCATTACCTGACTCCAATCTTCTTTCCGTGGACGCCGTTCACGGACTTCATTGCTGCTATGAACTCGCCGACTACGTTCTCCGGCACAGTGACCTCAAAGACGAGAGTCTTTGGAGCGCCTGCATACGATGCGGTTTGCACATTCGCTGCCGCCGCTGGGGCTTCCTGACCGGTGTCGATGCGACGCTGGCGAGCTGCCTCGGCGTCGGCTAGCCTCTGCTGACGCTCTCGCTCCTCCTTCTCGGCCTGCTCGCGAGCCGCCTGCTCGTCAGCGAGACGGAGCTGCCTCTCGTACTCTGCGGCCTCCTCCTCGCGCTTCTTCCTCTCCTCTGCCGCTCGCTTTAGCGCCTCTCTGGCCTTGCGTGCCTCGTCCGCGTTGCGCAGCGCCGTAGATAGGTCAAGCGTCCTCACATACTCAGCTTTAACATTCGCCTTGTCCTCGTCGGCATATGGCGCCGAGTCGAGAGTGGACAAGTCCTGCTCAATCTCACCGACGCGCCTAGCAACGTCATCGCGTATGGCGACCTCGTTCGTTCCGTAGAGGCCCCACTTGCCCTCAGCAGAGAACCTGTCCCAGAGCGTCTTGAACGGGATGACCGAGGACACGTCATGGAACTCGTCCTCGTACCACGCCGCAATCGATTGGGTCCTGCTGTCAATGACGAGGTTCTCCCAGTCGGTGAGTGCAGCCTTATAGTCAGCGTCAACGTTTGACAGCGGCTCGAGAAGGTCTCGGACTTGAGTCTCGAAGTCCTTCACGGCGCTCTTTATCGCCCCGACCTGTTGCTTGCGGGCGTCCTCTACCTCCTTGATTGCCTTGCGTGCGCTTGTCCTCGCACGCTTGCTGTCTCGGTAGTCCTGCCCGCTTGTAATCTGATGTGGCTTGTATTCCTCTGCGATTGACGATACCTTGGCTCGCTGCTCGGCGAGCCACTGGTCGGCTCCGCTAATCACCTCTGGGACGTCGATTATCTCCGGCGTCACGTTCTGTACGTCACTCATTTGCAACCTCCATTTGCAAATTCGTCAGCGACCAGAGGCGAGCGAGCGCCTTTCAGCCGCATCCTCTCGACCCTGACGAGTACGCCCGGGTTCTCCTTGTCAACCTTCACGCCGAACACAAGCTCTCCGACGTACTTGCGCGAGTCATCTACGATTGCCCCGCAGCCGAACGGGTTGCGAGTGTAGGCACCCTTCTTATCGCTCCAACGGGCAGGGCTACATAGCGCGTCAAGCACGTACTTGACGCCTCCATACACGTTGTCTAGGTCTCGCGACGTCGAGGTCTCATACCAGATGGTCGTTACCGTGACAAGCTCGTCGGGAGTCTCCCATCCGCACCTGCGCATAGCGTTCCGTGCGTACAGTGCGACCCACTCGGTGTCCTCGCGCTTCTTCTTCGCACTCAGATAGGTGTTCGCCCTAGCGGCGCCAACGACGTCGTTGATTCCGTCCATGTGGGCGGGTCTTCCACGCTTGTCCGTCCTGTTTGACGGGACGAAGAACTCAAGGGCGTTCGAGTTCAACCGAATCGCCCCCTCCGAAGAACTTCATGGCGTCGCTCTCCTTGATGCGATACCCTCGTTCCGTCCCCGGAAGAAGCATCGCGCTGAGGTGCCCCTTGTGGATTGCTTCGTAGATTGTTGTTGCCGGAACACCAGTCATGTCGTGGAGCTGACGGACCGTGTATGTCATCTCAAGCTTCACTTGGCCTGACCCCCATCTCGTCGAGCATCCTGCGCCACTGTGTGCGTGCGACCGACTCGTCGCGCGCCCTGAGGTGGAACTCTCCGTGCGTAGGATGGCTCGCGAGGTAGTCATAAGAGTCGCCGTTCCAAGCGCTTATGAGCTTCCAGTCGCCACGGTTCGCGAGGACCTGCGTGGGCTTGTGTAGCCTCGCCCTAGGGTCATAGACTCCGTGGTTCGACAGGTTCACCTGCCCCGGGTATGACGAGCTTGTCGAGTAGAACGCGAGCGACATGGCTACACACCGCCAAGCGCTGCAACTCGGTCACCGGCGTCGTTGAGGCCGATTAGCGCCATCGCAGCGAACGTCACTGCCAGAAAGATTGCGAACGAGACGTATGGGTGCTCGTACACAAACTGTTCGATGCGGCCACGCCCGTAGCTGAAAGTATCTTTCATCGCTATCCCTCCTGTTTGACTAAGTACGCGATTCGCTTACTTTTCAAGACCAATGAGCCAGTCGGCAGACACCTCATAAGCGACTGCCATGTCGGCAAGCTTCTTCGCGTTCGGCTTCGTGTCTCCGCGCTCCCACGAGTAGAGCGTCCCAAGCGTGACGCCTATCTTCACTGCGGCCTGCTCTGCGGAGAGGCCGAGTTCGTTCCTGCGTTCCTTGAACCTGTTGGACACCTAGAACCTCCAACTGATGTTTCGTTCCTTCGTTGCGGTCATCCATGCCGCAACGTCTGAGCGCTCCTCCTCAATCGATTAGCGCACGAGCATTCCAGCAGCGGTCTTAGGGGCCTCTCTCCCCGTCCGACGTACTGGGGTATCCGATTGTCAAAGGTACGTTGTCTAGGTTCGCGTTCCGCTTACCTGACACTGACCATAGTAAACGTATTGCGAACTTTTGCAAGTGAAAATCTGAAATAATCGGGTACAAGGTTACTAAGTCAAAAAAGGAGGCGCACATGGATTCCTCTTCTTCCGTCTCTATAGGGCTGCGCATCGCATCGATGCGTGGCTTTCGCAGGCTCACGCAGGGGCAGCTTGGCGGCATGGTTGGCGTGACCAAGCAGACCGTGAGCGGATGGGAGCACGGCAAGCGCACCCCCGATTCCGATATGCTCGCTAAGATATGCCGCGCTCTCGATTGCAGCGCGGACTACGTTATCGGCCTGTCCGACACGCCAAACGGCCACTTCGCTGGTCGCGCGTGACCGTTAGAACACTAGTTCCAATACTGGACACAAATTTGACGAGGTGGATTCATGTCGATGACAACCAGCGATAACGCGCACAGGCTTCGTGACGTTGCGGATGCGACTCGAGGAGCAGACGGTCTTCCGCATCGCGAATGCGACACAGAGCAAGTCGAGCTTTCTGGGTACGAGCGCGAAGTTATAGAGAAGCTCAGGGATTGCCCGGAGGACGTTCGCGAGGCCGTATTGACGCTCCTCGACGCGATTGTGGACTGATTCTGATTATGGAGAGACACCATGGCTGGAAAGAGAGCATCGTGGGGCAGCGTCACGCTCGTCTCTAAGGGCCACTACAGGATTAGGTACTGGGGCAAGGACTCAGGCGGTACCTATCGCCGAATGAGCGAGACGGTCCACGGGACGCGCAGGCAGGCATACGACAGGCTCGCGCTGCTCCATGTAGAGCACTCAGACGAGCATGGCTCCGTGACCGTTGGACAGGCACACGACCTATGGTGGGTCACGTGGGCCGACAGGCGTTGCGAGTCTGGTCAAATGAGCGCGAACGCGAGGAGGCAGTTCGACTCTACGTGGAAGAACCACGTCGGCCCTAGGTGGAAGGACGTACAGCTTGGAGCCGTGACGCCTCCGGACGTTCAGGAGTGGCTCCTCTCGAAGACGAACTCCACGGCAATGCAGTGTAAGACCGTTCTGTCTCGCATCATGGACAGGGCGAGATTCATGGGCGCGACCGACAACGACCCGTTCTCCTCGGCTCTAGAGATGCCAGCTAGGGAGTCTAGGGAGAGCACAAGCGAGTCATATGACGCCGAGGAGCTTAGGGCCGTCTGGGACGCCCTCAGAGGCTCCGTTGCGGAGGTACCGTTCCTACTCTGTGCGTTCGGCAGCTGCCGCGTCGGAGAGTCGATAGGCGTCAGGTGCAATGAGGTGTCAGTTGAGCTTGGCGTGTGCTCGATGCCAATCACACGTCAGGTCACGCAGGCGTCAGGACTCACCGACACGCTCAAGAACAGGTTCAGCGAGAGGACCATCGCCGTACCGGGTCCCATGGGAAGGCGCGTGTACGAGGTCGCCACGGCGAGGCGCGAGGCTGGATACGATTGGCTCGTCGGTCAAGAGGCTGACTCTCCTGCGACTCAGGGAGCGGTGAAGAGGACGTACAGAAAGCTCGTCCTCTCGTCCGGTGTTAGGTATCTGCCGATGCAGACGCTCAGGGCGTCATGGCAGACCATGGCTAGGTACACTCTCGGAATCGAGCCGTGGGTAATCGAGAGACTCATGGGCCATTCTGTTGGAGGTGTGACTGGGCAGCACTACGACAGGCCGCATGGCGATGACTACATAAGGGCTGTCTCAGATGCCTATTCCAAGAACCCATTCGCAGACGGTTGGGACGATTAGGGACCAACAATATTTATTCAGCCGTTCTACCTGCGGTTTTATAGATACAGCTATACCATGCCAGTATGTGTGCCAGTTACGACAATTACAAGAAGCACGTGTAGCACGCATTATACATACAAGGAGTACGGCAGTTATGGTGTCTACGTAACATTAGGGACCAAATTGGGACTAAGATTTCTGTTCTTAAAATGCCCCGCCCACCAGCCGAGATGGCCGATGGACGGGACTTGAGTTCTGTCAGACCACGACGTAACTCAGCGAACCCATCCTCAGTCCGTCAGAGCCGTTTCCTCCCTGATTCGCGACAGTGATTGTCCCGTCTGTATTCGCGAACATAACGCCAGTGATGGATTTGCCGTTTGCCGTTGCGACTGGTGCCTGAAACGTGGTCTTCGGTCGCAGAGACTCTGGCAGCATATACGGACACGCGAGGCTTGCCCAACTGCCTGAGTCCGTTTTCACTCTTGCCGTGATTGAGACAATCACGTCGTTCGTGCATATGTACCAACCGTCAGAGTTGTAGAGCACTCTCGGCTGTCCGGCAAGTCTCGTCATGCTCATGCGACCACCGCCGCACGGCCTACACGGGGTACGTGACGCTCCCGTTCCAGTACGCACTCGTTGACGTGCCCAAGGTGTAGAGCGTCACGCGACCGTCCTCGTACACTCGCATTGACATGTCCACTACCGCACCCTTTGTGCGACCGCAGTACACGTCTATCGACGGCAGCCCCCTCGGCCGCGCCTCCGCAGGCAGCGTCGCAAGTAGCACCTCCGTGTTCGCCTTCGGGTTCCCGCTCCAAACCGAGCCGCCGTCTCCGAAGACCGTGCAGACCCCGTCCCTCACGCGGTAGTACAGGCCGTTCGAGGTGCTCACACCGGCAACGCACACCCATCCAGTGTCGCCGTGCAGCTGCGTCATGCTCATGCGGCACCACCTGCCGCGCGAGCCTTATACTCTCTCTCTCTCTCTCTCTCTCTCGAAGAGCATTGCTACCTCCCTAGGCGGTTCGTACCCACATGTCAACTTGCCTCTCACCGTTGCTCGCGCTGTACAGAACGAACCACCACAGCTGCGCGTTAGAGTAGTTCGGCTGGAACACGTCCACGTTCGCGCCGTCCTTGTTACTGCCAGCCGATACGTCGAGAGCCTTGCCAGCGACCTTGTTTAAAATCGCGAAGTTGCGCCTTGACCACGTGAACGGGATTCCGACTCCGTTCGGCGTCTTGCTGTTATCCAGTATTATCACGGAGCCGACTGGGTAAATCAGATTTGCGACGTACTCCCTAGTTGGTATTTCAGTCTGTGACATTGGCCCTCCTATTCGACGAGGTACGTTGCCCCGCCCTTGACAACGACGAGGCACGGCGTAGTGTGCTCTGACTTGACCGTGGACTCCGTGGGCGTGGCGCTGTAGTAGTAGACGGGCATGGACTTCTTTAGAGACGTGACGTTCGTCTCGATAGACGTTGCCCTGCTCTCGAGCGACGATGCCCTGCTGCTCAGGTTCGACAGGTCTGTGCTGAGGTTCGTCACCTGAGACTCCGTGTGCGTGTGCGACTTCGCGGCGAACACGGATGACAGTGCGCTCTTTGCCTTGGCCCACCAGTACGTGAGTCCGGTCGCATTGAGGTACCTGTCGGCAGTAACGCTCGTCCCGCTGGTTATGGAGTCGATATCCGACGTTGTAACAGGGTCAACGTGCGAGCCGGTCTCGCCCATCAGCTCCCACGCCGAGTTCAGGTACATCCACTGGTCGTACTTGTCATCGTCAGTCGCGCCGCTTATGCGAGGCGTGAGGTACATAACCCCGGTCTTGCCGGTTATCGTCGGCTTGTTGTGCGTGTTGTCGGTTGTCTTGGCGTACTGCGACGAGGAGAGCACGGAGAACGTCATTCCTTTGGCAGCAGCGTTGTTCTGCGCTTGGTCGGCGTTGTTCTTCGCCTGAGCGGTGTCGTTCGATGACTGCGCCGAGTTGTTCGATGACTGAGCCGAGTTGTTGCTCGACTGCGCGTTGTTGTTGGACGTCTGTGCGCTGTTGTTCGACGCCTGCTTTGTCTCGCGTGCGCTCTCGGCACTGACCCTAGAGTTCTCAGCCGCCACTCGCTTCTTCTCGGCATCAGCTATCGCGGCGTTCGTGTCGGTGGCAATCTTCATGATGTTCGCCGACACCTCTGGCTCAGCGTTTGCGATGATTGTCGCCATGTCCTCCACGGTGGCTATCCGCTTAACGACTCCTGGCGAGAAGCACATGTAGAGCGAGCGCCCACCCGTGCCGTTCGGGTCGGACTCGAGCACGATTGCCCACTCGCCGGGCATGAGCTTCGACGGGTCGAGCAGCTCGTACTTTCCCCTTCGCATCTGTATTGCCACTTGTCGCACCTCCCGTTTCTTCTGAGCTGATTGTCATGTCGCGAGCGCCGCCATGCGTGCCCGATGGTGCAAAAGAGAGTGGGCACAGGCCGATGCCCATGCCCACTCTTCGCTATCGCTCTCTCCTACTGCTTGCACAGGTACGTCGCTCCGGATAGCGTGCGTACTGCGATGTAGCGCTTCTTGCCGCTGCTCGCGCCGGTGTACCGTCCCCAGACGCATCCGTTCGCCGTGGCCGAGAACCCATCGAGCGTGACGCTCTGACCCTTGTGGTACTGCGCCACCTTGGCGGAATTAGTTGTCGGCGCAGAGCGGACGTTGAGTGCGTTCACGACGCAGATGTAGCGGCCTGCTGGAACAGAGGGGCTTACCGCTGCCTTGCGAGCCGGACTCGCAGCTGGCCTCGCTGTAGCACCGACCTTGCGCAGGTACTCCATGCCGCCAGTTGTACGGACGGCGATGTAGCGCGTCTTGCCCGAGCCACCAACGTAGCGACCCCAGACACACCCATTTGCAACCGTGGCGCTGCCGTCGAGCACAACGGTCTCACCCTTGTGGTACTGCGCGACCTTGGCAAACACTGTACCAGCGCCCTCGCGGACGTTGAGGGCGTCAACGACGCATTGGTACGTCCCTGCCGGTATGGACATAGAGACGGTCGCGTCATGCACGGTGGCCTTGGCAGCGCCCGTGGGCTGGCCTCCCACGTATCGGTACGCCCAGCTCCACTTAGACGGGACGAGCGCACTGTATGCGGACTCGTAGCCGGTCTGGTCACCCTTGCGCCCGTCGATGGTACCGCGTTCGGAGATACGGAACCCGGCCTGCATGAGCTTCCCGCCAACGCTCACGACCATCTCCGTGTGGCCCCTGCGCAGGAGCACGTCGCCGACGCGGAGGTCGCCGAGGCCAACGGACGCAAAGCCGTGGGCCTTGAGCAAAGCCGCCTCGTTTCCCGTCCACATGTAGCAGCCGCGCGGAAGGACGCCCGCCGCCACGTAGCACATGCGGACGGCCTCGGAGCAGTCGTAGTCGCCGCCGTGGACGGTCGTGACAGTGCCGTCAGAGAGCTTGAGCGTCTCGATTGTGCCGTCTCCCGCGCGTGCCGGTTGGCTGTATCCGTGGGCCGAGTGATTGACGAGGTGCAGCATGATTTCAGCCGCACGGGAATTGTACGTCAGTGCCACTGCTTATCGCCGTCCTTCATGTCGCAATCCATCTCGTACACGTCATGCTCCACGTGCAGACAACGAGGACATTGCCAGTCCTGACGGGCTGGGTCCGTCGCCTTGTGAAGGACCTCAACCATTCGCGTCCCGCACATGCAGCACGTCCTGCTCTTCGGCAACCTACTCAGCCTCATTGGAGTCATCTCGAGGACGGTCGTACGCAGCCGCCTGAGCGGAGTCGCTGAGCGTTGCCGTGGTGGGGTCGTTCACGACGCCAATGATTGCGAGCACCGCGAACAGCGCGTTGACTACGCCGATAAGCTCCTGAGAAACCTGCGTGTAGTCCCACGTCACTCCGAAGCACGCGAGCACCGCCTGTACGAGCAGCAGCGCTGCGGGAATGAGCGCGAGCCAGAAGTTCTTGTTGTATGCACGTACCTTCCAGTTAATCACTTCCACCAACCCTCTCGTCCGGTTCCTGCATAATGTCGAGGCGATGCTGTAGCTCTCGAGTCGCGGAGAGCGCATCCCTCGCCGTTGCCTCGACGTTCTCAAGGCGCACCGCCTGCTGCGTGAGCTGGATTGCGTGTGCCTTAATGTCCGTCTTTAGCTCTGAGACCTCCTTGCGAGTCGCTGCCGAGTCCTGATTGCCAAGGAGCACTGAGGCCTTTAGGTCGCTAATCTTGTCGAGCATCTGCTCCGTCTTGCCCTCGTTCGAGCGCTGGTTGTTGCGTATGGCGATTGTGATGGTAGCTACTATCGTCAGCACTGACACGAGCAGCTGTGCAATCCATGGTTCCAAGTCAGACACCAATCTCTCGTAACCTAAGAGCATTGAACAGCCACGGAGAAGAATCCGCGTGCGTACGATTGGAGTCGTTAGCACGGGATTGCGAGTAGTTGGCCGCTCATTATTGTTACTGTCGCAGGGTTTTTAATATCAGACGCCTTACCGGGCCACGAGTTGTTCTCGCTCCGCCAGCTTATGTCTGCCCAAATCTCGAACTTGTAGTGTTTGAGCGGCGACAGAGAGTCAACTGTATAGTTGGTGTTCTTAGTCCTGCTTGTGCCATATGTTGAAGTGGAACTCTTCGACGGTGAGTAATCGTACGCCCCAAAGGCGTAAAGGCCTATACACTTCTCTTCGTCGCTCTTCTTATAGGAGAACTGCTTCCCGTCCTCGATAATAGAAAGATATATCGTCACGTTTCCGCTCACATAGAGAGTGTTCGTATAGTCTATCGTCCCTCTGTTGTTCACGTTCAGGTCCCATATGTGCGTGTCTATCGACTCGTATGCAGAGTACGTAAACGCTATGTTCCCACCGTATCCAGAAGACACTTTCCCAGACACGATTGTCACGTGCTCTACTTCACGCTCTGCCCCGGCGACCATCTCGCTCTGGGTGAACTGGTTCGTATATTTGCTCTGTTGCTTTACGCTTAGAGGAGAGGCAAGTATCGCGTTTGACACTGGTATCATCTCCGACTTGTTGTATGGGTTTGCCACTTCCATGCACGTCGGAACGCCTGCTCCAATCCTCACCCTGACGTTACCGTCACTGTCTGTGACGGTATACGTTCCTGAGTTGATGTGGCTCGCGTCGATTCCAACGGCGTATATCCTGTCCAGAATCGCCGTCCCGGTGGCGGTCAATCCGTAGGCCCACGTTGCGCCTCCGTCCGTTGATACCGACACGGCAAGCGAGTTCATCTTCCAGATAATCTGCGATGCCGCAATCGTCGGCTTGTCATGGAGGTAGTAGACGGTGGAGCCATCCGGTAGCGTCTCTTCTGTGTGGAACAGTCCGCTGTTCTTCTCTCCGATTCTCTTCTCGAGGTCCTCCTTGGCAAGCTCGATGGCCGTCTGCGCTCTCTTCACGTCGTTGCGAGCGGCGACTATTGCCTGCGTTGTCGCTGACGCTCCTGCTGCGCTGTTTCTGGATGCTGACTTGGCCGAGCACTTGAATGTCTCTGAGTTGTTGACAGTTAGCTTTAGGCTCGTGACGTATGACGTGTGCATCGCGCCGGTGTAGTCAGATACGACAACCGGGTCTCCCGCCTCGATTGACGGGTCTGACGGCGCCGTTGCCGTGAACGGCCTGAGCTTCATCCCGCCAATTCGCTTGTAGAGTGCCTCTGCGCAAGCCTTTGCGGTCCCGTACTTGATGAACGGGTTGTTGGTAATCGAGATTACGTATCCATCTGAGCCAGCGAGGTAAGTCTCGCCGTCAGCCCCGTTCGTCTCCTTGCCGTTTTCGTCTGTCTTGACCTCGTTCTGGGCCTTGACGCTGACTCCCGTCACCACGACGTCATCGGTCATCACTGTCACGCTCTTTGGCCGGTATATGTGACCTACGCCATCGTTCGACGTGAACGAGCCGCCGTCGTACGAATCTCCCGACGAGTAATCGGAGAACGAGCCGCCGTCTGCCGTTGAGCCGGTGTTGTACGGGGACTCAGAGCCAGAGAAGTCTCCGCCATCGAGCCATGACTCCTGCTCGATTGAAGATGCCTTGTACCAAGAGATGAACGCGCCGCCAAGCGAGTCGCATCTAATCCAGCCACCCATGAGCTGAGCTAGGTACGACACGACCTGTAGGCATGAGTAATCTGCGTTCTTTGGAGCCTCTGCTATCGTCGGGTTGTACACAGGAGTGAAATCGTCGTGTGAGAAGAGCACGCCGTTCTTTGTGAATATCGTCTCGGCCAAGTCAACCGCAGAGCACGGATACGAGACGTCGATTGTAGACAGCTTGCCCTCGAGCTTCGTCAGGTAGTCTAGGCAGCTAAGCTGTATTGTCCCGCCGTACGAGTCAGGCTGGTCAACGACGTACGTGCCCTTGCGGAGCCACTCTGTCGTGGGTGTCGTGTGCCCATCGGCTTGTGCCTCCGTGCCACCGAAGCTCTTTCCGACGTACGGTGTGAGTCTCGCGTTCGTGAAGTCGTACTTGTCGAAGCGCCTGTCGTGGTTGTTGAGCGTGATGTTGCACTTGCCTATGATTGCTGAGCCTATGTCGAACGACTGGTCTGAGCTTGTCGCCTGCTCGTAAGACAGCGCTGTAATGTCATCTCCGGTGAGTTCCCTCACGGTGCCATCCGCAAGCCTTAGCTCAGCCTTAACGAGCAGAGTCGAGTTCTCGAGCAGCGCCTTGCTGAACTCTGTCGATATCGCCTGCATTGGCTACCTCTCGATAATGTCGAACGACAGCTCTTGGAATCGCGTTCCGCCGAGCGTGTTGTACCAGCGGAGCGGGGCAGAGCGGTCACCGACATAGAACTGCCTGACGGACATTGCGTCTTCCATTGCGTCGAAGTACCGCACCCAGACGTACTCTGGGTTGAACGCCCTTAGGATTCGCCCAACCGCAGCGTGGTCTGGGTTGCGCCATGCGAGTCCAATCTTCCGTTTCTGCGTGATGCGCTGCTTGTACATCGTCGCCCCGGCGTCTATCGTTCGCCCGGCGTCCGTGCCGCTCACGTCGTTCAGTCCCCAAGAGAACTTGTACGGGTCCGGGTGAATCTCGACGAGGTGACCGGAATCCGTACCTACCGCAAGAACAGCCGACATTCCGGCCACCTCCTAGCTAGTCGAACTCAATCTCGACGCCGCGCCTGCGCAGGCTGTCCCTTCCACGGGCAGTCGCCCTCGCAAGCTCCTCGCCATCGACGCGAAGAACGAGCGTCTCCGAGCCTCCGGCCTCGTTTGTGCTACCGCCCATCGACACGGACAGCATTCCGCGCTCGACGGCCTCGGCTATTGCCCTCATGGCCGCATCATCGACCGTGACTGGACCTCCTGCGTGCGAGGTCGTGACGTTGGTGTCGAGGGCAAACGAGCGCCGCGCTATGGCCGTTCGCGCCGCAGCGTACGTGCTGCCTATCGCAGAGGACACCGTGTCAGCCATGCGCGAGCCGTCGAACGTTGACGCGAACCCGTTTCCGAGCGAGGAGCCGAGCCTCTTGCCAGCCGCCTCCATGTTCCCAACGGAGTCGATTGCCGCGTCAGCGATTCCAGCGGCCTTCTTCGACACGAAGGACTTCGTGTCATCGATGCCGATGCCGTATCCCTGACCGAACCAGCGTCCAGAGCGCTTCATCACTCGAGACGGTGACGCCGACGCCTGCGCAGAGTTGACTGCGCGGATTGCCGCCATGGCGGTGTTCCAAGCGCTCCTGTAGACATAGCTCCACGTCGAGCTTATTCCGTCTCCGTAGCCATAGCCGAAGTTCTGTCCGGCGCGGTATGCGCTTGGAGAGCCGATTCCGTCCTTCGCGCCGTTTGCGACGCTCTTTCCGGCCCTGCTTGCGGCATCCTTCTTCGACGAGACGCCGCTGACGAACGAGTCGCCAAGATTCTTCCCTGCGTTCCTTGCACCATTGGTCCCGGTGCTGCTCGAAAGCGATGACGTCGCAGCGCTTCTCACCTTGTCCGCCGCGCTCTTTGCGCTGCTGCTCGTTGACGAGACGCCGCTGACGAACGACTCTCCGAGCTTGCTGCCAGCGCTCTTGGCGCTTGACGTGCTCTTTGCAAACGCCGTCGCAACGTCAGACGAGACAGATTGCGCGGCCTTGACTGCGGATTGCTTTCCGCTGGTCACTCCGCTGGCGAGCGAGTCAGAGAGCTTCTTGCCCGAGGACTTCGCCTTGCTCTTCGCAGAGCTGCTAGACGCGCCTTCTGCGGCTGCTGACGCAACGTCGGAGCCGCTCTTCTTGGCTGACGCCTTGCTTCCGCTCACGCCCTTTGCAACGCTGTCGCCAACGCCCTTTCCAGCGGACTTCGCCTTGGACTTCGAGCCTTCCGACGATGCGCCCTTTGCAGCAGCGTCAGCGAGTCCGGAGCCAGCGCTAGTTACCGTAGCCTTGCCGCCAGAGAGCGCCTGACCCATGGACGCGCAGAGGACGTCTCCGCCCTGCTTTCCGAGGTCGGCGAACTCCTGCTCCTTGGCGCTTCCCGAGGTCACAAGCTCGTGGAGCGCAGCGGAGAACTTTGCCGGGCCTCCCTCCTCGAGGGCCTGAATGAGCGCGTCGTTGGAGCTGAGGCCGGTGTCATGCATGAGCTGCTGCATGTCCTGAGACCACTGCTTCTGCGTCTCGATGTTCGAGCGCAGGTTGTTCTCCATGTCGCTGAGCGACATTTGCGTGCTGGTGTCAATCTTGTCGAACGAGTTGATGGTCTTGTTGGTGAAGTCATCCTGCTTGCTCTTGAGGTCATCGAACGTTGTGCCGATGTTCTCGAGGTGCTTCGCCCAGTCCTTCACGCTGTAGCCGGAGAGCTTTATGGCGTCGCGGAGGTTGTCGTGGGACTTGTCGTACTCGTTGATGGAATCGACGTTGTTCTTGATGCGCTGCTGCTCTTCGGAGAGGACCTTGTTGGCTTCCTTCGTGGTGTCAGTGACCTTGCCGGTCGCGTCTGCGGTACCGGTGAGCTTCCCCCACATGTCGCCGAGCCATCCGACAACGTTTCCTATCGCACCGACGAGCTTACCGAGCCAGCTGAGGACTGGAACGTCCTTTACGAGGTGCTGGAACCCGTTCGCGACGCTGCGAATCCAGTTCGTCAGGTCGGTGAAGTGGGCGATAA